TGTCCTAATACACGAAACTCCAATAGTAATTTGGAAACATCCCGATAACATATTCACGCAAATAAGTAGTGGATTAAAATACAATAATTACAGTACTTCAGACAAATCCGCATATTTCCGTGCTTTGCCTCTAAAAATATATCGAAAAGAAACCGCAATAAATACGATATTTACTAATCCGCGCACATCTGGGCGTATATTCGACTTTGACCGTCCAGGTGGAACTATAACCACTAATACAAATGATTGTATTGGTATAAAAAATACACAGATAATTAATATTACTGTAGATAAGGGTTGTGAAAATAACACTGAACCGTGTAAAGTGTTTTTATCAGCAGAAGATAATGCACGCCGTCGTGTTCGTAGTAGTGGTATGATAAGAAAAAAATATAATGAGCATACAACTGCCCCTTCATACTTTACAGATACTAAGCAATACCTAGAAAGCCGAAGTCTCTCATACAAATCTAACAGTAATTTCCATGTTTATAGTGGTGATGTAACTTCATCCGCTGGTTCTTCTGGTGCTTCCCGAAATATTTATACGTCTAGTTCTGGTGAAAATTGTATAAAAGAATCCCTACACACTCAAGGGTCGTTTAAATATATTTGGTTTGATGATTTAAGTTATAATGTAATTGTACCACCTGGACAATACGATGTGAAAGATATAAATAATATTTTACATACAACTATGGATAATAATTACCATTATTTTACAGTAGAACCAACCCTGCGAAAAATATATCCAATATCATTGAAATACGACCAAGAAAACGAATTAATGGTCTTGGAATCTTCAGGGTATAATAAATTTAATACAACAACCTATTTAGGTCCAATTAGTCCGATTGAATTAGCGTATCCACCATCGTGGATGAACAAAATTCCTGACGCTCCTTCTACAAAAAACATTCAATTATGGTTTGACAATGTAAGTTCTACGGAGTTATATGCAAAAATGGGTTCAATTAGCATAAATAGTAAATTACCCGCGAGTAACAATAACATTATAGGATTAACTACCGAAGCATTCAATACAAAGACTGCTTTTTATCCAAAAAGAAAAATAGTATATTACAAACCAAGTAATCCAGGTTTCGCAACACAAGGAGCGGTATCATCTAGTGATTTAATAACTCGTCGCAAATATAATACGATTAACACAGTTGCTGGTTCAATGAGAAGTGCGTACGGAAACCATACAGCAAACGCAGTTGCTTATGGTGTTCCTTCGTATGGCTATACTAAAAAGGATAAGATAGGTTATCCGATGAAAAAAACTCCAACGTTTTCAAAATATTCAGATATTATGAAAAAATGTTCGGTAAGGACCTTTGCGAACGCAATATAGACGATTTAAAAATTATATAAAGTATTCAGATTGTCGTTTAAATAATAATGTCATTTGGTAGCGACGAAGAATATTTCAAGAACGAGTTTGTAGATGGAGATGTAAATGTGTTTACTTCTACATTATGTTTTTCACACCATTTAATACAGTGTAACATATTTGTTTTGATTATGCTATCCAGTTTGTCTTGCTTTGTATTATTAGCAATCATCAATAATGTATTTTGTATTGTTTCCATTTGTTGTTGTCCTGAAATGGCGTTGTATTCCTCCAACTTATTTATGAAATGACTCGAAATATTTGTTTTTAATAAACGATGAATATTGTGTTCGGTGTGAATAACTTTATAGAGGGTATCTTTCAATGTAGGAAAAAAATCAGCACAATCGTCAAATAGAAAATCCTTACATACAACATATTTTTCGGAATTGGCGTAACGACTGGTCTGTGGTTTGGTTATATAAACCTTTTTATAGAAAGCCGATAATATATACAATAAGTCAACTGTGTGTTCCATATAACAATCGAAAATTTTTAGTATAAAGCTACCACCTTGTTTCTGCGAACAAAGAGCATAGCAAATTTGTCCATATAACAATTTTGTAATATTTAATTCTTGATTATTAAAATTGCTAGAGAAATCGAAACCTCCATCTGCCGTGATTATATCAAATGATGATTTATATTTATCATAACAGTGTTGGAAATTATCGATAGATAATATGTTTCCAGTTTTATCAGCACCGTTTTCAATGAATACATTTTTATTTTCACTTAAAAACTTCTGACTTTTTTTCCACGCCGGTATATTATAATCATCTTTATTATCAAGAATAGTCATACCAATATAAGTATCACATTTATTATCTCTCATATGTGCTAGTGCCTCAATAAACCCTCCAGGTCCTTCAGCCAAATGGAAACTATTGATAGGTACGTTAGTTAAAATCTTACTGCTTTTACTCTCAAATGTATTAGAAGCAGAATAATGACATAGATTAAAAAATGAAACAATTTCCAACATTTTGTAATAAGAACGGGATAGTGGTTTAATGCCTGATATCGGTTTATTTTTACCAGGTACATTGGTATTTATAAATTCATATGGATTTGTATATCTCTTATAATTATTCCACGCATCACCATGGTCGTCTATTTTATTTTTTATATTATATAAATAATTACATAATGATGGCGACAATTTCGGTTTGGTTTCTTCATCACCTACAATACAGGTAATGTACTTATATATTATTATATGTGTATTTGGTAATAATAAATATAACATTTCTTATATACATCACGACAATGGTTTTATATTCATTTTTGTAAGGGTTTGATAGTTTGCGTCTTCCGCATAGCGGATTCGAATATTCGTCGGTTTAATATTTTATTCGGTTATTTTCACCTTTCCTTTGCGCTTAATCTTTATAATAATACTACCAGGTTTGCTTGTTGTGTCGATTTCCTCAGCAGTTTTATGTGTAACATTTTTATATATATTCGAAACGTCAGCATTTCTTACTTTAGTGAATACAAAATAACGGTTCATGAACGATATTTGTTTTTCGTCTTCGGTCATCAAATGTGCACTTCTATAATTTGATCGTTTATATGAAGAATTCCCAGTTTCTTGGTTCATATCATTAAATAACTCACTAAATAACCCCGAACTATCAGGCAATCCTTTCTGGTTTGCTTCTTCTTTTGATAATATGACGAATCCATAATCTTCCATAATTCGCTTGAAATAATTGAAATTTACTAAATATTCACCAAATGTTTTACCAATTGTATCTTGATAAACATTTATTTTATATCCCAAACTTGTATCATCGTCTTGAAATCCAGTTTGATTGTACATCTTCGTAAGTTCAAATCTCTTTTCTTGTCCATTCATAATTACAATGGCATCACCTTCATTTTTACCCTTTAATTTATTGAATACTGTTGCACCATCATAACAAGCACCAATAAAGTATCCATTTAGGCGAGTGCATTCAGATAAATTACGAACAAATCTGTGAATCGTTGCTCTATTTTCGAAGAAATAATGCAAGGCAAATTGACAGGAACTTATGTGAAATCCATCACTAACGATACCATAATGCTTGTAAACACCAGCACCCAATAAGTTGGCGTCCTTTGGACCCTTACCAAATATAGCTTTTGTAATTTCCTTATCTTTGTCGGATAGCAAAGCGTCACCAGAACGAATCAATTGTCCGCTGTTTCCATTTACAAACAGCGCATCAGGCATTACTTTATGCGTTTTACGATATTTCAAATATCGAGCACACGCGCCGTCCATTCTATTCTGAATATTGTCTTTTGAAATATCTATTCCAAATACGAACCCTAGTTTCGCATAAATCCATTTAGGCAAATCACCACCTTTTCCAACCGCATAATCGATCAGCGTATCATTGCGGTTTGATACAGCGCGAATCAACTTATTTTTTACGTATAAGTTATGAAAATCCCTCATTGATTTAGTCCTCTTATCATCCGCATCACGACGATTATAATATACCCCATCACTTGCTTTACCGTTTTCCTCTTCTCCGAATTCTTCTATATATTCAGGTATGTTATCACCAGACGAAATCATCTCTGGTCCGATGGGTTGGTGTATAGATTGCCAATTACTATTAGCTACATGATACGCGTTCCCATAATTTCGCTGCCCACTCCTCAACTCCATCGTTTTATCATATCTCACCCTTAGCGGTGTCCATTTCCATCCATCACCTTTAGAAATGTCATAACTAAACTCTACAATCATATCTTCTTCGAAATACTCTCCTTCATCTGTGAACATTAATAAATCATTAGAACCATCTCTTTTCAAAATTATATTAGCATAACGAGCGTTCGTGTCGTATGGATTCGTTGGTTGAAATGGGACTGCTTTATATCCATCGTCTGTATCAACATCATTGGCATTGGGTATTCGATTTTGTATGATATCTTCGCAAGGATTTATAAAACCGTGAATTTTCTCATCATAACCACATAATAATATAAGTGTCTTGTATTGCGTTATTACGTTAGATTCTGTGCTAATTCCATCTTGAAATATATTGTGTATATTATCCTTACCTGTTTTGTCTTTTTTTAAGGTTACTAAGAAATCAATTGTATTATATTGGGAAGGTTTCCATTTGAACGAATGTTCCCATGTATGTTTCGTAATGGGTCCAGGTTTTCCTATTTCAGAACTTCCCACTGCGAATCTTGCGGGCGTGAATATAAGTCCATCGGTATTATATTGATACAACCCGTCACCTATATCACCCAATATTTTCGAACAACAATTGAAAATGGTTGTTGTATCTGATGTAGCGTAGAACTTTTTACAGACTATCGATAATTCACAAGTTTTGTTTTTTACAACCGAAATAGGGTTCAATTCAGATATTAATTTATTCAGTAATTGAATCCTGTATACTTTAGGTTTAGCGTTACTTTTGTTTTCATCTTCTTTCAATGACGTAGTGACAGGGTAGAATTCCAACGCCCTGGTATTCTTTTTATTAATATAATAAATATCGAAACCAGCATAAAGATTTATAGAAGTATCGTGTTTATCTTGTGTAATATGCTCTCCGTCAATTATACTATTAAATAATTCTTTTACTTTCGTAGAAGAACCTGTAAATATTACGGATAAATTAACATTTATCAAGTATATTTTACCTTCACCATTAATAAACATCAAACATCTGCTACCATCCGCTTTATCTGTTACAGTGTAGTCTTTTCTTATATTGGGTATATTTACATTTTCATTCAATTCCATTATATTTGGAATTTGTAGTGTGTAAGATGATGGACCCGTAAAATCGCGCGACCTCATCTTTCTTGGTTGAAATTCGTCACCGTTTACTATTTTCATGTATTCCTGTTGTATATTAAATTGCTCTGAATATGAGACAGGAAAGTTTGTCCCTTGTAACCCACTCATTACAATTCTTGTAAATTTACGAATAACATTGGATATACTTTTAATATCATTGTATTCTGTTCCAATTCCCATACGAGTATTATCCAATTCCATTTCGATTTCATATGCCTCTGGATTATTAAATAACTTAGCATCTTGCACTGTATAATTCTTAATAGGAATACCATTTGCGGTTGATGATTTTTTAACTATACTAATGTCGGCAAATACAGGTAAATCGTCGTGATACATTCTAATACGATTCATATAACGAAACGTCTTTTTCATATCATTCCATTTGTCAACTATACTACGCACTAACGGAGAACGAGCGGTGTAAACCTGCTCCAATTGGTATGCAACACGCATGTTGAAATCCTCAAAGTCTGCGTATTTCATATATGTTCCGTCATCTAATTTTACACCCGATTTCTGATTAAATATAATCTTATCATATGTTGTCGATGGTAAATTTAGTATACTCTCAATGCTATTCGTTTTACAGTACTCTTGTATCAAGTCAATCCCATTCACCTCGGTTCGGATGTTCGACATCCGTTTAATGCCACTAGTTTTGTCAGCATACTCGTGATATATGCGTAAACTATGCGTACCATCAACATTGCTACATTTAAAACCAGAAGCATATAGTTTCTTTACAACGTTATCATAATCGATTTTAGTGAATGGATTATGCTTGCGAGTATTAGTTCCAAATCTAACCTCAACTTCATTTTCTTTACCATCCATTCGAGCAATTGGATTACTCGCTAAATAGCTTTTAATTATTATATCCATCTGCTCTTTAGGTGATGAGTTTTTCGATTTATCCATCTGCTCTTTAGGTGATGAGTTTTCCGATTTATCCATTATAAGTAGTATATAGTATATATATTATTTATATTTATTATTCAATTTTACCAAATACATTTCATAGAAATGAGTCCATACAATTCTGTCTTTGATATCTTTGGTTCTATATCTATTTTAACCTTATTCGCTAATGCTTTGAGTTCGTCTATTTTAAAGTTCGAAACCGCTTTTAATGGCTTATCGTGATTAAATAATAATACACAATCTCTTTCTATTTTTGCAATTTTGTCATCGTTAGCATTCAAGTCGATTCCATATGTTTTATCATTTATCTTTCTTATTAAAATTGTTTTATCATAGTTTTTGTCTATACTTGATATATCAATATATATTCGGTCTTCTTTTATTATAATAATCCGTATATTATAATACAATGCGAAAGCAGGTAATGAGTTTATACTGACTTTATCATTTACCATAATTTCAGACATAATTTCTTGACTACGGTCCTTAGTCATTTTTTGATTTATATTTTTTAACATACTAGGAGATGATTTAAAGTGTTCCATTATTCTTTGTTTTTCTTCCATTCCTATGTTTCCTGCTCTGTGTTTTAGTTGATTATACTTTTCAATTCCATAATGACCAATATAACAACACCAAAATAAGTGATCTTTACTTTTTGGAATTATAGACTCATCTGCTATATCTATTAATTCAACTTTTTCATTTAGTACAATGTCTTTCGTATCCACATTGTATCCACATCTGTACGTATTATATTTATCTACTGTATACATAATATTTTTTAATTCACCTATACGTTCTATCGTAATAGAATCACCAACGAATATATCATGTATGATAGTCATTCTCTTACTATAACGTTCAAAACGCTTTAAATCTTTTATATTTATATTTTATTGTAACATCGTTATATAAAGTATGAAAAACGAAACCATCCTGCTATCTCTTCATAATATAATATAAATCCGCTATGCGCATTGAATTCTTCGTTGGTTTATACGTATTGGTATATCCATTTGTGAATTCTACATTGATGACGGATTATTAAAAAAAACGGTTTTAACGTTATCTTTTTCTTGTTCTATTGTTTTCAATATTTGCTCTTGTTTATTCGTATAATCTAAATAATGAATGATTTCGTCAATCACACCTTGTTGACAGTATGTGAGATTCACATATACCCCACTTTTATTTTCGTTTAAAATCACCTTATTATTGTCCCTGAGTATTTTCAAAATGTCGATTTGATTACTTTTATCCATCTTCTCTATATTTTCTTTCAGTTGTTTCAGTTCCATTATATTAGTCATCGGATATATATATAAATATAAGAAAGGTTTTATATACATTTTACTTAGAATTATCTATTTTGTAATCTTAATCTTAATCTTTTTTTCATCACGTTGCACGGTCTTAGACGGTAGAGACGCAATAGCACATATATATTCGTCGTCCAATTCGTATCTAACCCCTATTATTTTTACAGTTATATTAGTGTCTTCTTTTATGCTATTAAAATAAGCATTTGTATTGTGATGGTCTCGTGCAATAAATAAAGTAAGTGGTGATATACCATCTTTATCTGTGTGAACCGCGTGTATTCCCGCTTTGGTTATTGTTTTTGTTTTACATTCGACTAACATTCCTTCAACAGGGTTACATATCATACAATCGAATATAACTTGAAATTCTATATAATCCGCATTTACAACGCCTGAAGAATACGTCATCAATGATATAGAACCAGGTTTAATAAAACCTTCGTCGATACATTTACCTTGATAAATATCCGAAACCCTTTCTTCTAAAATTTTTTTAACGTTTTTACCTATCTCTCTTATACTCAGATGTATTTTTTTAGTTAATAATCCTTGATTGTAAACCCCGAAGATTTTCTGTTCTCGTTTGTCTGTCATTGTATGTATATAGTGTGTATATTTTATATAGATAAATTAACTTAAAATTTATCAATTTTACCATTTTTACCAATTTTGTTTAGCAGACATTTCCTTATATTTTCTAAAAAGGTCAAAACTTTCGATATTTAGAAACGACATTGTTTCTTTATGTGTGTCATTTCTATATCGTAATAATATTTCTATAAGCGTAGGTAAAGCGCCTGTAATAGCCGCTTTATAATTATTGTTTAAGAATGTAAACACCTCAATACCATTTTCGTTTTTTTTACCAATATTCAGTATATTATTTTCTTTATTATTCTTTGTTACTATGCTTTTGTATGATATTTTTAATTCCTTTGTAATTTCATTTATGATTTGGTGATTTGTTTCGTATGTTCCACGTACAATGGAACCAACTTTATTCTTTGATACATCCTTTTCTCGGACTTTAAATTCACGTAGCTCGGTACCGCGTTTGAATTTAGAGTTGATCAAACCAAATATATCGTCCACTGGGCGATCTTTAAATTCTGATGATATTTCGGTTACAAGTTCCTGAATCAACTCTTCTCTTATTACCACATCAATTACATCACTACTCCATTTACCATCATTTTTCATAAAAAACATAGGTTTATTTATTGTATCTGTATCATCGTTAGTAATAGAATTTAATATATATATATATTCTATATTATTATCACCATACAACGTACGTAAATCAAAATATTGTTTTGTATATTTGACAAAGTTATCGTCTGTCGTTGTCGTTATTTGTGAATATAAATCAGAATTTAATAGTTTTAAAATATCGATTGAATTCAATGTATCTAACATATGATACACTGCATATCTCTGTATTAAATTTTCAGCGATTTTAACATCATCTATTAGGTGTCTTTTTATATACTTTAATGCGTCAAACCAGTCCCTCTTATCCGCATTTATTGGTTTCGCTGTATTGTCGAATACATTTTCGTAATTTGTCTTCATATTATTAAATATTGTTTCCCCATTATTAATTATGATATCAGATTCGCTATCGGGAACTGGAATTGATATTTTCGAAGGATTGTGGAGAACCTTTACTGAACGTTCGAATATAGAAGCGTTAATATCGGTTATTCCAAACGGTTGAAAATAATAATATTCACCTTTACTTATTAATTTACCTTTGCGTTTATATCTATCCATTAGTATTTCACTCTTATCTTCCAGCAGACTTATTATAGCCATATCAAACTGTTCACGTGTATATGTCATATGAACATTGATTATATTATATAAATCGTCGTTTTTAAAATAGAAAAGTCCCCTTGGTGCCATTTCAAATTCGAGTCTAATCTTGCGTAATATATTTTGTATATTACTTTTTGCGTGTTCTGTATTATACGTAACTGAATGTACCTTGGATTCTAGTGGTTTTTTACCACTACATTGTAATTCAACACAATTACCGTAGTCACATATCGATGTAAAGTCGAAATAAGTATTATTTTTGATTTCAATTGTATTAATTGAAACTGGTTCTCCATCTGGGTCAGAAGAACGAATCATTTCGATTTTAGAATTACCATCTATCTTCAATCTGGCGTTTAAATCGCTATAATTACCAAACTCGAGAGCACAATCTACTGCCTCGTTCTTTATTATTTTAGTTATTTCACCAATTGATTTTGCTTTATTTGATGCGTGTCGATATAAATATAGGTCGGCACTTTCTGTATCATTCTCAGTTATCGTGGCATGCAGGAATATTTCTACATTTCGTTTATTAAATTTTAAATCATAATGACTTTTATTACGAATTGCACGTCCAATAATCTGTTCTGTGCGACTTAAATTAAACCAGGGTTCTAATATGTGAACTTGTCTTAAGTTTCTAAAATCAACCCCTTCACCAGCAGCACGTGAAATTATCACAACTTTAATTTCTTCGCCGTGTTTGTTGGTTACGTTATTGAGATTTTTTAAATCCGCAACGTTATCGGGAGAATATCGATCATCTCCAGTAAGCATTATATAATAAGGAGTGTATGATTTTCCATTTTCTTCTTTCATTGTTAATGTTTGTTTTATTTCATCTTTGTGAAAGAGATTTTTTACTGTGTTTCCTACACGACGTTTGAACCCCAATGATTCCAATGCGAGAGCGACTGGAATAACTCCTCCGTCTATATATTGTGAGTATATCATAATTATGCCTTCTGATTTTATAATTATCTCACATATCTTGCTTATTTTCGCACTGTGTTTCTTTAGGTTCTCTGTATCGAATATTCTATTGGATTTATCCAGGTATTTGTAATTTGCTTTTGTTTTTTCACTGTCTATTGTTTTTTCTTGATATTGTAATACACTCGATAATCCTCTTTCACCTAACATCGAGTGGATTATTACTTTTTGTTCCTCATTATTCATTCCTATATCCATATCATCTATGCGTTCCGGTTTACCATATACTATATTTAATGCTTCAATCGGACGTTGTAAAGCAGAATAACCGAATGAATTCTTGCCTGATAACTCTGGACGGACAATCTCCATTAATTTATCATATGCTTTCCTTTGTATAGATTCATCACTTAATTTTGTGTAGCAAATCGACATGTTTTTCACTAATTCATATGAATTGTCTGGCATTTCTATTCCATTCATTTGTTTTGATGGTTCTACAAATGTTTCGTTTTCTTTACATTTTAAACGCAAAGGAAATGTATAAGGGTTCTCCCCTTTGACATATGAAATATATCCTCTTAGTTTATTTACAAGTAAGGTTTTGTCTTTTAATTTGTCATTAGAATCAAATACATCGCTGGTTTTTATGGTACCTCTACCATCATTCAAATTGAGAATATTCGCTATCCAAACTATCTCTTTGTTACTATTGTACATTGGTGTTCCTGATAGTAATAACAATTTCATGTTATCTGAATATCTTGCTATATCTTTCAATTGATTGTGTATATCGCGGTCTCCTGTATCATCTGTCTCTGTTATATCTCTTATATTGTGTGCCTCATCTATAATTATAAGGCGGTCATTGAATTCCTCTTTAATTCTTCTAATTTTGAATTGTTTCTTAAGTGCCTCTATTTTATAACCAACGCCTGTACGTTTATATTCGGTTATTTCTTTCACAAGATTTCCAAATTTAGTATATCCATAAAACGCATAATAAGATGATATAATTGTGTTTATGTTTATAATTACATCTTCACGTTTCATATTCTTTATCTCTGTTGGATTTATCTCATTCAACATTGTATTTCCCAAACAACCGTCTATATTCCATCCACCGCTTGTAGAATTCGTTAATTTCGATTCGTCAAACAGTTGTTTTTTAAAGTTATCTTGAACATTTGGCGATGCTATTATTATAATTTTTTTTCTTTTAGCGTTTCCTGTTTGTCTAATATAATTTCGCATTTCTTCTGAAATTCCTATGGCCGAACATGTCTTTCCCGTTCCCAGTCCATGAAATAAAAATAATCCATTATAAGGAGTATGCTGTGATAGAAAATTTTTAACGAATATTTGGTGCGGACTTAGTATAAAATCTAATGATTTCATATCTTCCTGTATTTCTTCTAGCGTCTTCTTAATATCTTGGTCGTTTGTCGTTTCTGTATTAAACTCTACATGTTCTAGCAACTTTGTGTTGAATTCTGGGTCGTCTAATTCCGGATATAAAAAGTCTTTTATGTCTTTATTGTCGATATTACTGGATAGGTCAAAATCTTTTGTTTCATCATCATCACTCGATAGCGAATCTTCTTGTTCATTTTGATTTTCAACTGTTTTTTTTACCCGTTGTATCAATATTTTTTTCCTATTATGTGGTACAATTATATCTTTATCGTTATCATTATTGTCCGGAATGATCACGTTATTACATTTCATTAATAATGGTTCCCAGTCTTTAGTTGTAAAGTGTAAATTTTCTATAAACTTATCCGTAATATCGTGATGTATTCCATTTTCATCTACATACTTTTTGTTTTTTATCACACTTAGTCTATCCTTCAAAAAATGTATTACAGGATAATCTTCCTTTTGAAATTTATTAAATTTCTCGATAGTTCCTTTCGTAAAAAAATCATCATTGTATTTATTGTCTTTTTGTAGCATCCAAAATGTTTTTATAAAATATTGGTCGTTATATTTATACAAATGTTCGTCGTTTACCCTTACGCCCCTTTCTTTCGACGGCGTAGACAATGAAAATTTAGAACCACTTTTTGTATAAAAATTATTATATTTCTTATATATCCTATTATCGTTAGTTAATGGACATATATTGCTAGTATCTTCAACATATGCCTTTGGGACTTCTACTGCGTCTGGTAAATAATCTTGTTTATTTTCTATTGCGTGATTTAAAGTTTCTAACGGGTTATTTTCTATTGCATCTTTTAGCATTTCTAATGGGTTATTTTCTATTGCATCTTTTAACGTTTCCAATGGGCTATTTTCTATTTTATCTTTTAGAGTTTCTGACAGACTATTAACTTCGTCTTGGATGATTGTTTTTTTGTTTATTTTAATTGGTTTTAACCGATTTGTATTTTGTTTCTTTATAGTTTTCCTTTTTAAATTGTCTTTGACAATCATTTTTGGTTCAACTTTTCCGTATTTTTCTTCATATGCTTTATGAATTTTAGTGTTGAAATGATTAATCTCACCCAATCCTTTTAATTGATATGTACTTCCGCAAGGACATTCTACACATTCTGGTTGATTAACATAATCGCATTTTTTTTTAGTTTTAGGTGGCATCTTATACCTTCTATTGTATATTATAATATGATATAATATACAAGATTATAACCTACAAAGCATTAATTTCTTCAAACTAATGTCTACATTTTTTATGATGTTTTTTTTTTCTAAATTATAATCCCTAATCTTGGATAAGCAGTTTTCCAATGATCCCCATTCCATTTTACTCACTTCTGATTTTTGATAACTATCAGTATTTATTGTTTCAGATGGTTTCATGAACATCAAAAAATACTTATGTTTATACGACTTATAATTGGATCCAGTAAATATCTCATCATACGGCATTATGTTTATCATAGGTTCAATCATATTTGCATCGTATCCAGTTTCTTCACAGAATTCACGCATTGCACATTCATAATCATTCTCTTGATAATTCCTACGTCCTTTCGGGAACCCCCATTCTGGTTCTAACCATTTGTCTTCAGTTTTATTAATCAAATCTTTTAATGAAAATTCTAATCTGGAACTACTTTGAGTCAACGCAGTAAACTTGCATTTGGATGTATTTTCTTCCATCTTATACTTATTATTATAACCTTCATCACCCCATATATTTTTCCAAAGCATATCGAAAGTATTAACCGTAATATTGTTCTTCTCTTCGTTCGTCATCTGTTTAATCATGTTTACGATATATTCGGGGTCATTCAGTGAATACTTACCTCGCATAAAATCTATATAACCAAGCGTTTCCTTGCGACGTATCATCAAATATTCAATCACGCCGTTGTTAATACGAAATGCTATAACACCTAAACTAGTAATTGGCAATTTACAATTATGAAACATATGTCCAGTCTTCCCACAATTATTACAATAAATTCCGTTGTTTTTTTTACAGGTTGTGTTCATTGTGCGATATACCTCCATTAATATTATAAGATTGTTTTATATACTTTTCATATGAAATTCGATCCTGCTGTTTGGGGACCTCATTATTGGTTCTTCCTTCATACTATAGCACAGATATATCCAGAATCTCCAGACAAGGCAACAAAGCGAAAATATTATGATTTAATTCAAAATTTTCATATATTTTTACCAGTCGGTTCAATGAGTAATAGATTTAGTGAATTGATTAATAAGTATCCAGTTACTCCGTATTTAGATAGTCGTGAATCGTTTGTAAGATGGGTTCATTTTATACACAATAAAATTAACGTCTCTTTGGGAAAAGAAGAGGTTACATTACTTAATGCGATTGACTATTATTTTGAACAATATAAAGCCGCACCAGTTGTAATGATGGAAAAACTAAATATTAAAAAACATCACATTTATATTTCACTCTCATTAATCACGGTGTTGATGATTTACATTTATTCATATGATTCATAAAATATATCAAATATATATAAACCAATATGCGTTTTGAAATTGTTATATTTTTAATAGTTGGTTTCATAATTGCTAATATGTATACCGATGGTAAATATATTCAACTTGTATTATCGTGGAAAAAATATTTCCAGATGTTCCTTGTAGCGTTTTTTGGTTATGTGTTATGTTGGTTATTTCGAAAAAATCCGGAACGCGCCAAAACTATGATTATTGCGTCGAATGAATACCTGAAATACTTACCAGTAGACAAAGACACTTCCAGTTTCATTTCTCCCATTATTGACTTTACCAGTAAATACGACTTTAGTCGTGGTGGAAATAACAATTCTATGAATAATAACATTAATATGATACAAGGAGGGTCCAGTGAAAAACGTATTATAAATTCCGGGAAACAAACTACAAAACGGTCAGTTAGCGAAACAAAGAAAAAATTTGTAGCAGCAAAACAAAACTGGCATTGTGGTAATTGTAAGAAGCAATTGCCTGCGTGGTTTGAAGTAGATCATACCGTCCGTTTAGAACACGGAGGAAGTAATCATGTTGATAATTTAGTGGCGTTGTGTAGAGATTGTCACGGAGAAAAAACGGCAATGGAGAACCTATAATTTGATATTTTTAATCTTAAATATATATATATATATATCTGACAATGAACAATTCAAAGAATAAAACTGGTTTTACAAATAATATATTAAGCTTTTTTGATTATGCCAATAATACATTTACAAACAACCCTTTGAAGTATATTCTATTAATTTCTTTAATTTCGGTTTTCACATGTATAATTCATTTCATGCCTGTTAGTAACGAAACTACTTGGGTAGATGCGAATGGCGAAAAACACGCAGAAGCATCAACTGCTTCGCAAGGAAGAAATATTAAGAACAAAGGTTCTTATTATGCTTCTATTGTGACATTTATAATTTTATCTTGTTTGTATATTTTGAAATTTGTTCCAAGTGAATATAAGCGATTTGTCTTTATGGTATCTGGTATTTTTGCTTCTATTCTAGCATTAAATTATTTGCTAACAGAAACCAATATATATAATTATAATACTGGAACTACTGGTAAGATTATACTGGTTTTAATGTGTTTTATTCTATTTCTATTACTTTTTCGCTCGATAAAGAGACATATCACAAATATAGGAGGTTGGGGCGGTTTCGTCTTAAATTTTATTATTTATATTCCATGCTTGATAGATAATTTTATGGAATATATAAAAGATGAATTTGCAAGAACATCCAACATTACGTATATACTACTTGGAATTGAAGCACTTTTAATAACTGCGTATATTTTATTACCTTACGTTTTATCTATACCACTTAGAAGCAATGCATTTCCTATAATGAACGAAGCGAATTTTTTGGATATGCGTAATAACTTTGGCGAACGTCAAATTGATTTTACTGTTAAAAGAGACGTTTATGATTATGATGAAAATAATATGGATAATGACCCTGATAATATCAATAAAAATAAATATGAAACTGGTAAACGTATATTTACATTATCTATGTGGATTTACTTGAACCAACAAGATAAAGGTACTAACCCTACTAAGTTCTTTGATTATGGCGGGTCCCATCCAAGCATCAACTATGCTGGCCAAGAAAATGGTAAAAACAAGTTAAAAATCCTATTACATAATGGTTGTGTTCCGTTCGAATTAAATATCGAATCACAAAAATGGAATAATATTGTATTTAACTACAATGGAAACCTTATAGATATTTTTATAAATGGACATTTAGTTAAATCTCATACTATTCCTTATGCGTGCGTAGCAGGACATACGATAGAACAAAATCCAGTTTTTTCATATGGTAGTGTTAAACCTATTGACGGTGCTATATGTAATATAAAATATTATAAAAAACCTTTAACAAAGTATCAAATTGTTAATATTTACAATATATTAAAAGGACAAAACCCACCAATTAATAATATAATGTAAAAATATACAATGAGCACAACAACGATAATTTTAGGAACTGTGTTAGTTGTGTTGATTATTTATATGTTATTTCAAAGTTACTTTGATGGAGAACAGAAACTTTTAAATCAAGCTTATTTGAAAGACATTGCGGACGTAACTAGTATAGCAACTTCAAATGCGTCGAACTTTTCATATGGTATTTGGATTTACGTAACTCAGTGGATAAGTCCAGATGATACAGAGGAAAAAACCAGGATATTTGCACGTGATGACGAACTTGGACTTTACTTAGAGCAAAATGGTACTTTATCCGTACGTTTTGCGGATGTGGGAGGTAAAAGAGTTATAACTGGTAATAATAGTCAAGATTACACAAGAGTGATTTTAACTGATAATTTTCCGTTACAAAAATGGGTTCACATTGGAATGGTAGTTGACGGTAAAAAATTCGACGGTTATATCGATGGAAAAATGGTTAAATCTATTGAGTTACAAAATAATATTACACCTAGTATTATTAGTACACCATTTCCAATTAAATTCGGAACACAAAATTCTATGAGTGCAACATTAATGATTGCTGAACATAAACGCCGCACATATCCAATGGATCCGCAAGGAATGTGGGATTTGTATATGAAGGGTAACGGCACCAACGGATTATTACAAGGAGCAAGTAATATGAATGTAAATCTTTCTATTCTGAAAGATGGTGTTGAGAGTTCGAAATTCCCATTATGGTAAATTACATAATATATGTATATATTTATTTATCGCATATAAATATATAGAATGGATTTCAATAGACCTATTGTAGAACAGTTATCTAATAATGTAGCTTTATCGAATGTTCAAGAACAAGCGACTGGTATAGTGACAGGTATAGGTGAAAGTGTTTCAAATGTGAAGGATGGATTTAATAATGCGGTTACTGAGTTTTCGTCAAAAGGTCTTGACGATGTTGGGACAGTTTTTTTAGATGCCAACAGTTTAGTAGCAAAATTTGTATTTTTAATAGTTGTTCTAATTGTATTCTTCCTATTAATGAATTTAGGGGTATATATAATAAGATGGTTTACAGCCGTTGATAAATCGCCATATATTTTCAAGGGTAAATATTCAACAAACCAAAAAATACAAATTAGACAAGACCCCAAAATATCCAATGGCAAACCTATATATAGGTCGAACAACGAGGATAAAGGAATCGAATTCACTTGGTCGAGTTGGTTGAAACTTGACCAAGTTGATGAAGGTGGAGAAAAACATATATATAATAAGGGGTCCGAACCCCCTCCATATGAAGATGGCACGATGAATTATGCATTGAAAAATTGTCCAGGTGTTTACGTAACAAGTAATAATACAAATAGTTTACAATTAAACATTAAAATAGACACAATTGGTGGAGTAGGTGCAAAAGACATTAAAATTA